TATCTTTCAAACTCTTGCTTAATGCTCTTGTCTTCTTTAATTGCTTTTCATATTCTTCTAAACAACCTTTTTCTTTAGATTTAAAGCCTTCAAATATTAATTTGATACATTCGTCTGTTTTGAATAGCTCTCCTTTCTTAAGAAGGTTATAAACGTTATCTCGTCCACATCCTAACTCTTTCGCTACTGTCTTGTATCTGCTTGTAATATTTCCTTTTAATTGGTTTATTCTATCTTCAGCATAAAACGCTCTTAACGCTACGTATGGAATAGTTCTGTTCTTTTCCGTTATGTCGATTCCGAATACTTTTTGTATTTCTTTAGTTGATTTGTACATTGTTATTTAAATTCTGTTTTATGAATGGTAAATTTATCTGTTACAATTGGAAATTTTAAACGTGCTAAAGTATGGTATTTTAAGTTTTCAAATTCACAACACTTTTTTAAATTTCCGTATGTTTCTATCCTTTTACCTTGAATAAATACTATTATTGATTGTCTTTGCATAGCGAATATTTTAAATTAAATTCTCTACTATCTGCAATTACTAAAGTTTTATCCTCGTCATCGTTATAGTAAAATATAACGTAAGTTTGTCCGCAAGTTTCAAAACAATGACCTTCCGCTTTATTTTCTAAAACGGTTACTGTTATTTCTTTTTTTTCTATTAAATTATATTTCATTTTTTACGTTTTATTTGATTATCATTTAGTAATCACCATTTTTTCTTTAAAGGACTTTTTCTACATTCTACTTTAGTATTGTCTATTTTAAATTTTTTTATTTTTTCAACTTTTATATAGTTTTGAGTTTTAATTTTACCACCATCTAAAGGCTTTATGTAATAAGTATTAAAACAATCGTCCCATTCTAAATTACCGTATCTTCCTTGACAATCTTTTACTTTATCACCAATATAAAGTGCTACATTTGTTTTGTAGCACTTTATAGGTGTATATTTAATTAATTTCATTATCTATTATGTATTTAACCATTCTTCTTAATCCATTAACTCCTTTTCTTTGCGCTGGTGTAAAATTTACCATTACTTTATTGTATCTTTCCATAGGTGTTAATGAATCCCAAATCTGAAAACCTTTTTCTAATTTTGCTACTTTATTTTCTATTGTTGTCATAATATTTAGTTTAGTTGAAAATAACTCCGTTGTTATTTCTTTTACAAATATACGACTAATTTTGATACTACCAAATAAAAATACAATTATTTTTAAAATATTTGTAAATTACAATTTATAAACAACAAAGTTAAAATCAAAGTTCGGCACGCTTGCTGGATTTGAATCGATGATCACGTCGAAACTATTTAGAGTTGCATTCGTGTACGACAAGTGTCTTAACTTCCCACATAGTAAAATTACGTAGTTATTATCGCTTTGCGGAACGATAAACGTAATTCGGTACGTTGTGTTATTAATCTTTGTTGTTGTTACTCCAAAGCCTTTTAAAAGCGTTCCTGTATTATCTACAACGCCCATGCAACTCGTTGTGTACGGAATTGTGTATTGAACTCCGATTGAAGTTGTTTCTACGGTTCCAGTTGTTAGGCTTCTAACTCTTGCTGTTCCATTCACGTCAAGTGTATTGCTTGGTGTTGTGGTATTAATTCCGATTTGGGATAATCCCATAAGAGGGAATAGTAATATAATTAGTTTTTTCATAGTTAATAAATTGGTGGTTCTGGTTTTTGTATTGGTTGGTAATGGGTTACTTCGTTTTCGTCATAATATCTTAAAGCGTAATCAAAACAACCGTTCCTAAAATAACCTGTTAACATCGCTTTATTTGATTTTAAAACAAAATAACAAATACAATCATCTTTCGGCAAATCTGATTCGCTTTCAATTTTTATCCAACCGTTGTTATCTTGTTTTTTCATTTTATTAGTTTTTAAAGGTTTCGTTGTAGTATTGTTCAAAATCTTCTTTATCTACTCCATTTAGATTTCCAAAATAATCACAAGCATCAATAATCTGTTGCTTTTCTAATTCTAATTTAGATATTGCTTTGTCTTTTATATACTCAATATCAGACACAAAATTACAATCTTGCATTTCTTGAATGTAATTTATCAACTCTTGCATTGCCGTTAATTTCTTTTCTGTACTCATAATTTTAGTTGTTTAAATTGTTAATCAATATTTATATCAAAAACTTCACCACAATCATCGCAAAAGTAATAAGTTAAATCTTTGTAAGTTCCTTGTCTATCACCAATTGAAATGCTTTTCTTTTCCCAAATTAAAGGACTTTCACTATTACACACATTACACATATCTCTAATTTTTAAACAATTCCATTATTTCACTTACTTTTTCGCTACTGCCTAAAATTTCGGTTAGTTGTTCTTCTTTGGTGGGTTCTAGTGGTTTAGCGTATCTTGCTTCAAATATTCTTTCACCAGACCAATAATAAAAAACACCATTTCTTTTTCCAATTACTTTTTTGTCAATCCATCTTTCATTATCATCACTCACCAACATCATAACTCCATCGCTTAAAGTTGGTATTTCATCTTCTACTAAATGAGCTTCTATTTGGTCGGCTGGGTAGAAATAATAATCATCTTCAAAATCTACTCTGCAAGTTTTATCTTTATATGTTTTTATAATTTCTCCAATTTTACCAATGTATTTATCCATTATTTCATCGTATATAATTGAACCAATATTTTCAAACTTAAAGCCTAGAACTTTTTTTCCAATTAATTTTTCTGGGTTTTTCATAATGTTATTTTTTTAGTGTTGATTTTAAAACTAAATCATATTCTTCTGGCATCTGAATTAATTTACTTTCTTCTGATAATTTAGCCAAAAAGAACTGCAAGATATTACTTTGTTCTGGTGTAATACCTATTTGTAATATTCTACCGTCTTCTGTTTGTTGTATTAATGCTATTGTTCCAACTTCTACTGTTTCAAACTTGTTCATAACCTTATTTTTTTAAATTAAATTTTAAATTTTTTGCTTTTTCTAAACTTATAAAAGTATCTTCTTCTGGTATGTAACAAGTTTGTTCTTTAAAAAAACACCACATATAAAGTTTGTGTTTTTTACTATACAGATACATTGTATCTTTAAATTCCTCTTTTGTTTTTAATTGTATATATTCCATTATTTTTAAAATTAAAAAACCTTATAATCGTTTGGCTATTGTGGATAACGCCGCCCGATTATAAGGTTAAAATTTTCAGTTAGTTTAGGTATCCACTCCTTAACTACTCAGCAAACTTACAAATTAAAATTGAATTAACAACTGTTTTTGTGAATTATTTTAGAATAATTTCATTTGTGATATGTGGTTTTGTAATCTTTGTATTGCTTTATCGTAGTATTCTTTATCTAATTCACAACAAGTCAATTCAAATCCGTAATCGTGGCAAGCTATTGCAATACTTCCGCTGCCTAAATGTGTATCGAGTATTTTGTCGTTTGGCTTTGCGTACTTATCTAATATCCATTTATAAAGTACTACTGGTTTTTGCGTTGGGTGGATTCTTGTTTCTTTATTTGACATATCGTGTTGAATCATTCCATGCCAAGCAATATTTACAAAATCTAATTTATTTAACCAACTAACCCAAGCAAGTTCTCCAGTACTATAAGTTGGCATTGTTACATTTTTATGCCAATAAATCATACCTCCAACTAAACCAAAATAATTAGCACCCCATACAATTTGTTTTTTTGATACTCTTTTTAATTCTTCAAAATATTCATCTGTCGGAATATCTGAATCCCATAATTGAGAACCGTATTTTTTAGATTTAGCAGCTGATTTTTTAGTTTGCATTTTATCAGTACTGTTTTTAACATCAGCATCAATCCCGTAAGGCGGGTCTACAATTGCCAAATCAAAGTAATTATCAGGATAGCGTTTCATTAACTCCATGTTATCCTCGTTTGTAATTATAATTTTGTCTGTTACTTTCATAATTTTTATTTTTTAGTTAATTTTTAATTAAAATCCCATAATCGAACCACATTATTTTTTTGCGGTTCTCTGGGGTGTAGGTTTTTCTAATTTGTTGTATCTGTTTTTATAATCTGATTCTCATATCCTAAAGTAAAAAAAATATATTTAAAATCGCATTCGAATATCTTAAATTTATAAATCCAATTAAAACACTCAACTTTATCAATCCATTTAGGTAACACTTCTAAATCCTTACTAACTGATATTAACCTACAATTATAGTCTTTGCCTTTTATATTAATATTCTGAATATCGTTTATAACTTTCAAAGTATTATTTTTTCCTATAATTTGCATAGGTGGCTTAGTGTCGGGAATATTTACTTTTGCTTTTGCCATAATTAAAAATATAAAGTTTCTTTTTCTTTATTATCTGGATAAATAATCCCTTTACCATCTTGCAAGCAAATAGCTTTAAATCCTTTTTGATTCAATTGGTCTATCCTTAATTTTTGCAAAGGCTTTAAAGTGTCTTTTACTTCCTTTACTTCTATAAAAATAGTAGGCTCGCTTGATTTAAGACAAAGTAAATCTGGGTATCCGTTTACATTTAGCCTAATAGTTTTTAAAACCAAATAACCTTTATCTTCATATTCTTTTATAATCTTACTTTGAAATTTTGACATCTTTATTTTCTTTTAAGAAGTGATTAAGTGTATACGGAGTTTTATCAATCACACGTTTATAAATTTGTTGCTCAATAGTATTTTTTCCGAATAGCCAAAACACATTGTTTTCTTTGCGTTCTTTTATAGTCATCCGATCCCTTGCTTGAAAATAAGTTGTTGCACTAAAATCAATCTCAATCATTACAAGTGCATCAGCTTTACTTAAATTAACACCTTCACGACCACTAATAAATTGAAGTGCTAACCATTTATCAGAATTGTTAAACTCGTCAATATCGGTAGTTAATTTATCTTTTAATACTTCTTTTAAAGATTGTAATTGAGCAACGTATTTATAAAATATTGCTATCTTTTCATCTTTAAAATGTTCCGCAACATATAACGCTTTAGAATTATCAATTATTAAACTTTTATCATTATCAATTTTAATAGTTCCGCTACTCAGTTGGTGTACTTTTTGCATAAGTTTTGCTCCAGTATCAGCTATAATTTCTACACCACTTGCACCACGTACAAATAAATCTTTTTTTAGTTTAGAAATAATTTGATAAGTGATAGGTTTCATTTCAACCTCTAAAATTAATTCGTTTACTTCAGAATGAAACCCAGCGTCTTTTTGAGTAACGGTAAAAACATAGTGTCTTATCATACCTCGAATTTTCTTTTCATCAGCTTCACTATAATCATTAGCGACTTTAAAACCTAAATGCTTTTGTTTTACATTTACATAATCAACTGCCCATTTATAAAAATTAGTGTAACTTCTAAAAGGCGAATGGTTACTCAATTGGAACTGATGAAATATTTGCGAATAACTCTCTGGAGACATTGTTCCAGATAATAACAAAATCATTTTATTACCAAATCTTGACCTTATATCTTTTTGATACTTTGAAGCTTTTGGATATGCAGCATATTGATGCGCTTCGTCAATTATAACTAAATCAAAATCATCAGTTAAGATAGTATGTAAACTTTCTTTGTTAATAATAGTTAATTCGTAAGTATAACCAAAGTTATTATAATCCTTTTGAATACTTGAAAATGCTTTAATTTTTGTAATAAAAAGAACTTTACTCGCATTTACTTTTTTACAAGTTTCTAACGCTATAATTGTTTTTCCAGAACGCACTTCACCATTAAGGTAAAGTGCTTTTCTATCTGGCAATAAGTTTGCAATATCCGTAGACATTCTATCTTGGTAATCTCTTAAAATAAATTCCATAATTAAAAAGCTATATCTTCATTATCTACTTGCACAAAATCTTTTGAAAATATCCCGTACCATTTTTGCCCGTTTGATTGACCTTGTTGGAAATCTTGATCAATAAATTTAGAATACTTTTGTACCCAAATATTAAATTTGTTTCTTTTCAAATATTTATCATAATCCTTATTTTCATTAACGAAATTATTAAACATTTGAGTTTTATCGTTTCTTACATTTAAAGGGAAATTTTCTTGATCAATAACCCATTCGTAAAAATCCATTGTAGTTTCTGCAATGAATTTACGTAACTTAATGTTTTTAGCATTTTGTTGGATAAGTCCATTTTTTAAATACATCTGTAAACAATTCATCATATAATTATCAAACTTATTAAACTCAATCAGGTCCCATTCATCAAATAGCTGTTTTCCAAATTCTTGATCAGGTGTCAAGTTACTACCGTAATATTGAGCTATCTCTATTTCGTGCCTTCTTCTATTGTGTGAATTACCTTCGCCTTTAATAGCGTAGTTTGTACTCATTACAATTTTAGGACTATCGTGAACATTTAATTTAATAGCATCTTTATTCTTACGTTCCAAAGTCATTCCTTCAGTTACTAAACTAAATTTATCCTCAAAATCAAAATTCTTTTTGACATCGTCAAACACTAATATTTTAGTATCTAAAGAAACAGTTTGATATGCGAAAGACTTTTTACTATCAAATTGTTTACCATCAATAATACTTGTATTTCTAATTTGTGATAAACCTTGTACAAATAAACCCTTACCAGTTCCACCTTCAGGATTATCGCTTATAACTTCATCATTTAAAATTACTGCTTTATTGTTGGACCTATTTTTATAAGTTGATATAAGATAACCAATTGTAACTTCTATTGGAAAAGGTTCATTTCCTGAAATGTTATTAATGAATTTTTGATAGTCATTTTCAAACTGATCAGTTAGTGTAAATTCTCTATCTAAAATATGACTATCCCAAATATAACCATTTACATCAATATAATCTACTAACTTTAATTCGTCTTTTGTTACTTCTAATATTCCATTTTTAAAAGGGAAATAAGAAGTATTACGATTATCACATAACATTATAAGATCAATACTTTCTAACATTAGTAAGAATATCTCTGAAAATAAATTTTGATAAGTGGCGCAATAGTTCCAAACATCTAACTCTTTTCTATCCATTAAATAATTAAGTACAAAATCTTTTATTTTGGATATTGAAGTGATCTTAACTTTATTTGATTCAATAGATACAAATTGAGGCTTTTCACTCTCGTTTGGAAAGTGTTTTTTAAATCCATTTCTTTCAAGGAAAAATTTATACTTTAATGGATTGATGGAAATTTTATTTTTATCACTTACATTCCAAAAATCTTCAGCTTCTGAAACTTCTTTAATCTCATCATAAACTTCATCAGAAATATTATACTTTTCTAAAACATCTTTCTTACCTTTTTTAAGATCAACTTTAATTTTTTCAATCTTTTGGTAATTCTCGAAATATTTTGAATTAAACGATCTTATTTTGTAAGCTGATTTAATTGTAGTCTTAGTTTCTGTTTCTGTAAAATCTCCATAAACTACATTGTTTTGAATATAACCTAAAGCAGTACTTTCGTTAATACCATATTCGCAAAACGCACCAGCCAAATCAAAAATAAAAGAATTTCTTTGACCATCTACGAAATCTTTGGACCAATTAAAAGCCATTATTTTTTCAATAATAACTCCTTCTTCATCAATAGGAATTAAGGGAACTCTTTCTTTTACATCAAATCCTTTGTCAATTAAAGTAGGGGCAAATAGTTCAGCATCATAATTTATATAAATATCAGGATCATAACTTTCATAACAAACACGATCAACATTGCAATTTGAAATATCAAAATAATCATATTGATAAAATTCATTAAATGATTTAAAATATTTTTCGTGCAAATACTTATCACATTCTGGAATTTTAACAACTCCTTTTATCCCTTTTCCACTTGGAGAAATAAATAAAGACACAAAGTGTTTGTTTTTCTTTAATTCGTGCAAGTGATCAAACATAACATCATCAGTTGGGTATTTATCAAAATCAACAACCATTAAACCAGAATGTTTTATTAAACCGTTTTTGTTTCTTTCTTTAAATTCACCACCAAAAACAATACAAGGTAATGTTTGTTTTACTTTGTCAGCATCCTTTTTATCTGTTGCTGATCTAACAAGATCAATTATTTCTTTTGAGGTCCCTCTTTTTATTCTTTCAAATATTTTAGAAACGGGAACAATATAAGGAACATCTTTAGTAACAAATAATTCCTTAAATACGGATACTTTAGTTTCTGTTAAATCCATTTTAAGTTTTTTAAATTATTGTTTCTTTTGTCTCCATCAATATGTTTTATTCTTTTAAATATGTGATCAATTCTAAAATCAAAACATATTTTAACCATTCTGTGGACAAAAACATCTTTACCATCAATTTCAACGACAAGAAACCCATTTTTATTATATGGGTTTAAAAATCTTTCACTTCCCTTTATAATACTCTTTACTTCTCCTTTTTCAGATACAAAATAATTTGTATAAAAATACCTTTTAAAATCCATAACTTTATAAAATGAGAAAACCCCTAACACAATGCATCACTATTGGTTAAGGGTTTCTCGATTACGTTAAAAAATTAACGTTAATTTCTCCTTGTTGGTGATGCTTCAACAATACAAATATACAAAATAATAATTAAATAACAACTATAAAAGTAAAAATATTTAATAATTATAAACTTCGGTCCTAATTTTAAAACTTCGTACTAACTTCGTACTGATTTAAACCTTGTTAAGTATTGATTTTATTGATATTTTTTTTAACAAGTCCGAAAGTACGAAGTTTTTTCGTTTTTTTAGGGGGACCCCTATAAATATATTTTTTATTTTGTAGCGTGTCTATAGAAACGTGATCAACTTCGTACTTTTGAATATAAAAAAACCCGATAAACTTAATTATCGGGTTTGATTTAATTAATCTAAAAATATTAAAAACCTAAAACTTCATCTTCTTCGCTTTCATTAATAGTGTTTTCTTCTTTTACTTCGGTTTTAGCGACTTTATATTGATTTACATAATCTTGCAACTCTTTAGCACATTCGTTGGCTAAATCGTTAGATTCTGTATCAATTACACCGCCTAAACTAAATACTGGGATTGAATATTTAGTAGCTCCTTTTTTAGCATCTTCAAACGAATTAACTTCAATCCATTGGTTATCTAACAAATTTTTGTTTTTGTTATAAAACTCTGAATAACCATCGACTAAAATTTTCTTAACAGATTGTTCTGGCTTTAAACCACCAACTACTGCACCTTTTAATTGTAGGTTTGCAATAGTTCCGTCTTCTAACATTACGTAAACAGAACGGTAATAAACACCACCGCACACATTTACTTTTTCCTTAATATCTTTATAAATTCCTTCTGCAATTTCTAAACCACCAAAAGTACGAACTTTTAAAGGTTCAGTTCCTAAAGCGTAAACTTCATTTGCAACGATACCTTTATCGGTTGCGCCGTGCCAACCTTTTACGGTGTGGTAATGTTCTAAAAATAAAAATTTAAGAGGTAATTCTAAAGAAATGTTTTCTTCTTTGTCTTTGTCCCAATAAGCGAAGTGTTTTTTTTCTGATTTCCATTGTAGGAATTTCTTACTTGGGTTTGCGTTTGCAGTCTGTGGGCGATCTAATCTTGCCATAATATAAATAATTTAATAACGGGAACAAATTAATTGAGGTGTTCCCTTCCTCTTTTACAAATATAGTTATTTATTTCTTTTATCAAACAAATAATTGTTTAAATTTTCGTAATTTTTTGCAATTTCTTTTCTATAACCTTTTACTTGTTCATCTTGTAAATCTTCATCGGTTGGCAATTGCCTAACTTCTAAACCTAAATGATTTAAATACATTTTTTCATCGTTGCCTAAATTTTCGTAAGCTTCTTCTTGAAGTTTTAAGAAGTACTCTTTTGAACCGTTCATACTATTTGTTTAAATCCGTTATTCATTAACCAAGTATTTGCAATACTATAAGCACGAGTTAAAAGCATTAAATCTCTTTGGTTATTGATTTGTATATTTACTTCTTTGTTTTTACGGTGGTGTATGTAAATTTGAACCGTTGCAATCATTTGTTCTATTCCCATAATATTATTTTTAATTAGTTAATAATCTTTCGTAAGCGTCGCCCATTTTTTGGATGTTGCCTCTGTGTACGTTTTGGATTTTCTCAATCCATTTATCAAAGTCTAACATTTGTTGAGTTGCTGACTTTCTTTTCGGTGCTAAATCTGATATGTTATTTTTCATTTTCTTTAGTGTTTAAGTTGTTATAAATTTCGTTTGCTTTTATTATTGCTTGTTGAGTTGCTTCAGAGCGTGAATTTGCATTGTATTCACCGCTACAAATATCTTTTCCACTATAAACATAATAAGAAAAAATAGGCTCTCTGTTTTCAAAATCTATTTGAATAAAAATATTTACACTATCCAACCACTCAATAATTAAAGCGTTTTGAACAGATGTTGGTAAATCCTCAAAATCAGTAAAACTTAATAAATAGTTATTTGAATGATTATTATAATATTTTAAGAAATCCTCTTTTGCTTTATCCGTTAATATCATTTTCTAAAATTTTAAAGATTGCTTTTTCTGTTTGTTTTCTCTGTTTGTGCGCTTTCAAATATTCTTTAGGACTTTCAAAGTCGAAATATTTCTTTTCTACTAATTTAAGTTCCTTGCGCTTTTGTACTAATTGTTGTAATTCTGTCATAATTATTGTTTTAGTTGTTTAATAAAAATCTGATTGTTTGTGTCCAGGGCTTTCGTAGTCGTCCGTAAATCCTTCTGAATTTTCATTTTTAATATTGTCTTCAACTATTTTGATTTCAATATCTACAACACACTGCAATTTAGTGATTTGCTCTTCGTTTAAAGCGCATTCATAATATTTTGAACCTTGACTATAACCGAAGTCTTGAATTACAACCTCGTGGTTAGTTTCTTCTTCTGCGTAAAAAGATAATTGATAATTACAATACTTACCTATAAATGTAATAGATTGTAAATCTGTATCGTTACTATCTCTTTTTAAATTTTCGACTATCTTATTAAAAGTGTCTGGTGCTAATTGTTTCATAATTATTTATCTTTAAAGAATGTGTTTTTATTAGTACATATTTTAGTTCCATTTTCAAATTTAATTACACAATGAGTGTTATTAAATTCAACTACTTCGACGCTCTTACCGAAGTAGTTTAGTTTTTCTCCTACTTTCATTATTTTACTTCATTATTAATTACTTCTCTTTCTTTTATTTCAATAAATAACTTACCTAATTTAATTGCTTCCCATTTTTTACCGAAGTTTGTAGAAGTAATTCTTTTGTTTTCAAAAGTTGGATACCATAAAGTTCTTTTACCAGACTTACTTAAAGTTTTTTGTATTTCGATTTTCATAATATATTTTTTAGTTCGTTAATATTGATATGCAAATATAAAACTTATTTTTTAATACACAACTAAAATATGTAAAAAAGTAATAAAAATAATTATTTTGATAATTTGCTTGCGTATTAAAATAAATTGATTATCTTTGAAAAATAATTTTAAACTAAATATTATGGAATTTAAAGGAACAAGTGGTTTGTGGGAATTTGACAACAATTGCGTGTCAACAAAACAAAAAGTAATAGGTAATATTGTTTGTGAAAGTCCTTCTTGGTCCGAAGCTTCAAATGCGAATTGGAAAGCCAACGCTCAATTAATTTCAAAAGCACCAGGAATGCTTGAAATGTTAAAAGAAACTTTAAGTTATTTAGAATCTTTCATAATACAAGAGGAAGCGGAAAGAATGTTGAATTTTAAAATTAAACAACTAATAGAAGAAGCAACTAAAATCGATTAATTATGAAAAACTACGAAATTACAGAAGAACAGATTAAGGAATTAGCAAAAGGAAACGCTAAAGTTAAAAAATGGTACCCAGAAGTTTTTGAAACTACGTTAGAAGTTGGAAGATGGTATAAAAATGAAGATTATGGTAATCTTGTTTTTATGACTGATAAATTTAAAGAACAAGATTTTAATTCTGAATTTACAACATTTGCTAAAGGTTATGGTTTTAAATTCTCTTATGAAAAAGAATGGTATGAAGATTTACATTTTTCTGATAGTAGAAAATTTACTTTAGCAACCGACACAGAAGTATTAGAAGCCTTGAAAAATGAATTTAAAAAACAAAATCCGAATGTAACAATTTATCAATTCTTTTTTATAAAAAATGAATTAACTGGTTGGTTAGGAGATGGTAAAAGCACTAAATTATTTAAAAACGGTATTTGGACAAAGTTCCACACCAAAGAAGAAGCAGAGAAAATGTTAAACGCTAAAATCATTTAAAATGAATCATAAAGAATTAAGAATTGGTAATTATGTGTTATTTAATGAAACACAAGATATTGTTTATGCAATTAAGAATAGCGGTATAGACTTTTTTAGAGGCAAAAAAACAAAAGGCGTTATAACTCAAGGATATATACACGAGGCTATTAAACCAATCCCACTAACAGAAGAATGGTTATTAAAGTTTGGGTTTGATTCCCAAGAAAAAGGATATAATTATTTAACTATCGGAAAAAGTGCGTTATACATATATATAAATAATAACGGAGAAACTGGAATTTGTATTGAGGATTTAAACGAAGATTTAACCGAAGAACAAGAACTGTCTTTTTCTATTAAAATACAGTTTGTACACCAACTTCAAAACTTATATTTCGCACTAACAAACGAAGAGCTAACAATTAAACAATAACAAAATGAAAAAAAAAACAGCATTAGAAAATTTAGTCTTTCAAAGTGGGCTAACTCAAAAACAATTTGCAGATAAAATAGGAGTTAAATACTCTACTTTTGAAAAACAGTTACGTAACCAAAAGCACTTACACGTGCATTATGCATTCGAATACGCTCTTGTTTTCGAAGTAGACACCATTAGTGGTTATAATGTTGACGGTGTTTGGTTTGAATTGATTATCGGTAATAGAAAATAATAATTACAAAAATAAACTAAACTTTAAATTATGCCTAAAAATTCAAATACAGACCCAAAGCCACAATGCGTGCAAAAATGCGAGATTATCGGAGTTTCTCGCAATATTTACTGAAACAAACAAAAATTAAATAACATTTAAATTTAAAAATTATGATTACAAACACAAAACTAAGTAGCAATTTCTTAAAACTGCTGTTAACCGTAGTATTTTGTTTAGCTCTTTTTTCTTGCGATAATCAACCTCCATCGTCTTCAGATTTTCCAATAGTAGTAGTTTCAAAAGCAATTGATAAAACCGATGATTTTTATGATTGCATTACAATTAAAACAAAAGAAGGAGAGTATAAAACATATTCTACTGGTAATAACGGATTTGCAAGAACGATAATTGAAACTTATAAAGTTGGGGACACTATTAAGTAATATTACCATTAACTTTTCGTGGCTATACGTCCGTTTGGGACTGACAAGCCTAAAACTTTAAATTAAACACAAGCCTTTCGGATATTCCGAGAGCTTAAATTAAACACTAAACCACAAATGGCGTATAACCGCTGTTATAACTCGTTTTATTATGAAATGGAAATCAATACAAACCGAAAACCCAAAGACACAATGCGCGCAAACCGATGTTAGCAAATCGGCTTTAATTACAGATAAATGCAAAGATGAGTTCATTAAATGGTATGATAAAAATTACATATCTGTTGAAAGATTTTTGAAAGATTTTAACCCTGAACAGCTTTTTGATACATTACACGAGTCTTTTAAATTAACATTAATAGTTGAATGGTTAGACACTATTGGTATTAATATAGTTATAAATATTGATGTAAATAACAGGGCTGATAGTTGTGATGAATATTGCGAAAATTGCGATGATTGTTATGATACTTGGAATCCCGAATATGAATATTGTATTTATGTTTTTGATGAAATTGTAAATAACTTAAATACTTATAATTCTTATTATTGCGATGATACATTTGAATCAAGAAAAACAGCTACAGAATTAGCCATCAAAAAAGCGAATGAACTATATAACGAAAAAGTTGTGTAGCTGTTTGCTAACGGTTCGCTTGTATGGTTAGTGCGGAAAAATAAGCCGAATTACTCCATACAAAACTAATTATCCAAGTACGAAATCAATTATAAATTAAACACAATACCGCATTAATTATACAAGCTGTTAGCATTAGTGCGGTTTTTAAAATTAACTTCTTATGAAAAAGAATTGCAACGGATGCAGAGCATTAGCGAGTTATGGGTGCGACTTAGGAAAGAAAACAACGACTGAAGTTAAAGAAATTATGGGTTTCAGAAATGTTACTAGAATTCCTTTAGAGGAATGTCCAAAACCTAAAACATACAGCTTATATCTTTCTTATAAAACGTAAATATAGCATTGATGCTAACTCATCGCTATGCGCTACATTATATCGCATATCCACCCTTAAACAATAAATACACGCTACTTAATAGCGTATTTAACAAATAAATAAATAGAAATTATGAAAACAATATCAAGTGTTTTATGTGTAATATTTTGCACAATAGCGTTACCAATTGGAATTACACAAATAATTAATTCAAACAGACCTTTTTTATTTTTAATATTATGTTTATTAATATTGCCAGGATATGTAAATGCAATTACTTATTTAAGTAAAAAATATAATTGGTAAGACAAACAAAAAAGCCCTCACAAATCGTAAGGGCTTTTTTTTATATTAATGGGACTTTTCTTTTTAAATAATTTACAACCATTACAATAACAAACATAATAATTAAAAGCCAAAATAGCTTTGTTGTGACGCTTTCTATTACTTGCGTGTAGTCTTTTTCCTTTTCTGTTTTATCTTGCTTTAAATCAACTGTTTTCTTCTCGTCTGATTTTTCTTTTACAATTTCTTTAGTATTGTTATAAATAACTCTTGTGTTGTAAATTGTGTCTTTTCCTAATAAGATAGGTTTGTCCAAATCCATTGGCTCTAAAGTGAAACTATTTGAGAATTTAGAAATATCAATAGTTGTGTTTTTTTCGCTATCCGTTTTAATTTCCGTTTCGGTATTGGTTTTTTTAACCGTTGCGCACCCGATTAAAAATAACGGGATTATTAATATTGCTTTTTTCATATTCTATCGGTATTTTTAATTATTTCTAATTCTAATTCTTTAATAGCTACCTCAATACTACTAAATTGAAATATTTCATCTAATCCAGCCCATGTAATATATGGCTTTAATATCTCTTTTTTAAAAAAAGTTTCGTGTCTTTCAATATAGTAAACTTCAAATTTACCGTTTTTATTTTCTTTAATCCTAAATTCTGGTTTCATTTCATCAATTTTTTAAGTTTCTTTTTATTTATTGTATCTCTAATAATTGCACAATCTTCAAACATTTCTACTTCTACAAACTTTTTTAGCGTGCATTCTAAATCGACTATTGTTCCAAACTCTAACCATTCGATAAACGCTTGTTTTGTTTTAAAGTTTTTACGAAATACTTGTGGACTGATTAAATCTAAAAATATTTCTTCAAGTTCCTGTGGCGTGTGCTTTTTCATATTTCATTATCTTTTAATTCCAAAATCAGATTTTCTTAATTTACACATTCTGCCGTCTGTTTTATGATGAAATACAATTCCCTCAATATCATTTTCATGATTAGATAAATATTCTTTTAAATATTCAAAACTATAATATTCCAAACTTAATCCCTCGCAACCGTGTCTTATTAATTGATGTCCGTTTATATTTTCTGGATTGCCTTGTATTTTTATACCGCATAATTCATAAGTATCATCTTGCCAGGTTTCTTGCTTGTCGTAAGCTTTAAAGAAATATTTATCTTCATTTTTACTTCTGTCGCATTTTAACCAATGCGGATGGTGTCCTGTTATTAAATCAGCTTCTTGACAAGGTATTGCACCATAAGGAATTTCGCGACCTTTTTTTACATCATATCTTTTATATATTTCTCCATTAATAATTGATACAGAAGTACCATCAAATTTACGTGTTGGTATTCCTTCTGTAAATACCCATTCGTTTTCTGGATTAATTTCATTAATTACTCGCCCTAAATTTTTAGGGTCTTTTTTAAATAATGTGCTAATTTTTTTCATAATTATTTATTTAAGTTATATTTCATTTTTAAAATGTTTCTCAATACTTTGTTGACCGATTCTTTGCATATTCCACGCTCGTAATTAAAGCGTTGTATTCTGTTTATTCTTTGTAATGGACTCATAATTAAAAAATGTAAGGATTAAAGTGTTTTTGTTTCTCGTTATAATTAAAATGAACAAAACAACTTAATGTGTTTTTATAGTTCGTTTTAACCCAATCACTCGGAGGGCTAAATGCACCAAAGTTCTGATACTCAAAAGCTGAACTACTTGTAAAGTCTATAAGTAATTGATGACTATCTCCTTTTCCAAATTCAATTATATAATTGTGTAATTTATATTCGTCAATATAATTTTTAATCTTTTCTATTTGGTTTGAATCTAATTGAGGCTTAAATCCAAACTTCATATTTTTATCGTCTTTTCCGTGAGTTAAAATAAAACAACGATTATCAATTATGTAGTGGTCGATAAACTTTCTTTGATTAATAACCTCTACTCTATCTTTATATTTTAAATCAATAACCGTTTTAAAGGCTGAATTAACTATATAACCAAAACTTCCAGCGTGGTTGTCATTACATATGTTTACTACATTAATCTTATTGTAATAAGGCACTAAACTATCAATCATTTTTATTTTAAATTCTAACCCAACATCGAACGCTTTTTGATTATCCATATTTTGTGGTAATTCGTGACCGCCTCTTGTTGTAACGGAATTATAACCGTCCATAAAATCGCCTAACTCGTGAATGTGTAAAGTGTCGGACTTCTTATTTAATAACGTATAAACAACCATATCATTCAAACGTTTGTTTACTTCTTCTTCATTCCAAACACCATCATATAATGAATAACCGTTTTTATTTACTTCCATTCCGATATGAACATCGGTATAAACTAATCTATCAAACTTACATAAATCGAATTTAGTAGTAACTTTTGGTAATTTAATCGGTTCTATTTTATCTTTGAATATAGATAAAAAATCAATTTCTTTTTCCGGTTCAGTTTCAGGTTCAATAAAATTAGGGTTTTTTACGAATAAACTTTTATGTTTATCCTTTAGCCACATATGCTTAACCGAAGTATTCGGAACGTCTAAATCATTAGTAGCGTTATAAACCCCCTCATGCGTATCTAATAACCTCTTTTGATGCCTTGTAATGTATTGGGCCAATAACTTTACTTTAATATTAAGTTGACCGCCTACATTGGAATTAAGTAATTTACGTGCAATTACGCTAAAGTTTTCGCCTTGTTCTAATAGTGGCGTTATCTGTTCATCAAGATAACTGAATTGATTTTTCATAAATTATTTTTTTAGTTTAGTCAAATGTACTAAAAAAAGTTGTATATTAGCCTTTTCATAATTAGTTTTTTTTAGTTAATTAAATCCGTAGTATTAATTTATTGCGGATTTTTTTGTATATTTGAAAAATAAATAGCAGGTGAGTTAACCTCATCATCTAAATAACTTAATTTATAAAAGCTTGCCGGCCCGATTAATATTAAGTTTCTAAGTAAACAAAAAATCCCTAATCAAACGAATAGGGATTTTTTTATTTTAAATGTTTTTATATTCTTGCTTGGCTTCAAAACTAGGACACGCTTTTTTTACGTTAGGAAAATCTTTATGCCCTTGTATAATTGATTTCGGATAACGCTTTTTTAACTCTTTTAATAGTTTTAAGATACTTTCTTTTTGTTGTGGTGTTCTGGTGTCTTTTGGCTTGTTGTTTGCATCGACACCGCCCTTATAACTTATATTAACTATTACAGAATTAAATCCAGCAACACCATTTGTAATTTCGCTTTCTTGTGCTAATTGTTCAATAGTTCCGTCTGCATTAATTAAATAATGATAACCTACACTTTTCCAACCTAAGTTATTTTTCCAATAATCTTTTATTGCTTTTGTGGTTTGTGTTGCTGGTCCAGCCGTGCAATGTACTGCAATGTATTTTATATCTCTCATTACTCTTTTATTTCGTTAATATCTTTTTTCAAATCCTTTGCTTTGTCTAAAATGTTTTTTATAATCACATAGAAAGGTTTGTTTCCGTGTTTCTGACTTGTTTCGTCAATCGATTTACATTCAATATATAACAAAACCAAATTAATTCCCGCATTAAACAAAGAATCCAATTTGTCTTGCATTCTCGTAGGATTTGTTTCTGTAGAACGTAACGTGTCCCCGTTTGTCGTAACCATCAACGACGTATCCGGTAGCATTAAACGAAAAATAGAAAAAATTTGGTTATGATTTGGATTCATTAAAGGTTCGCCCCGCATAGCAAATTCAACTCGTGCATTGGGACAAAACTCTGCGATTTGTTCTGCCAAACGTTGTGCTGTCATAACCGTCATATATAAATAATTTCCAGGACCTTTACGAATAGCAGTAATGCCGCAAAAACTGCATAACCCGCCAGGCCCCTTTCCAAATCGCATTGAACACCCCTGAACCAGTTCCGGTTGAACTACCCAAGGGCGTCCCCCTTCATCAGCACGCGTTTGTCTCATATACCGTTGTACCGTTGTTTCGGTTCCCCTTGCCCTAAAAAGACGCGTTGGTATTTATCCATTTCGCAAAGCCAATGTTCGACATTCCGCATATCCCACAAATGCCAACCGTCAGTCCAATTACTCGGTTTTTTACTTGCTGCTAATAGCTCTTGCATTAACGGCAACATTTCTGCTTGTCCCTTTTTATTGCTGTAGTGAAACCTTCTCAAATCTTCACCCAATATCCGGGCCAACCCCCGCGCCGCACCCGGTCCCGCTGCGGCCCAAGTCATGGTATCGGAAGCTTTGTTTAAAACCGGCGTGTGTTGAAGATCAGAAACGGCTTCGTAAGCCATAAAGCTCCCAACGCAGTAAAACTCGCGGAGTCGTGTGTGTGCTTCTTCTAAAGTAGTGCCTTTGAAATCGAGTTTGCCGGCTTGTTGAGCTTTCCATATAGGAGTCAAAACCTGAATGAGGCCATCGACCTTGTTAAATCCGTGAGGAGAACGAATAATGTACGCAGGAGATATCAATGGCTTAACTCCGGTTAGCACTTTCTTAGCTAACTTTGGATCCCATTGATCCAACAACTTGTGCTTAACTAGAATCTCCCCCGTTGATATCCGATTGAAATATCGAAAAGCAAGACAACCAAAAGCCGTTGCATTAGCGCCGCGCCAATTTTCGCGAAACCACGCCGTTGTTTTATCCGCCTCTCGAAAAACGCAACAAAATCGGTACTTTTGAAATAGTGTCTAATCCGCCGCAAGCACTTTCGTAATGTCCGGGAACAAACAAACTCGGCGTATCGGGGTGTGTCAAAATGTATCCAATAGGTTGCTTTCTGCCGCGTTTAAACAGAGGTTGTTTTTCGTAGTACAACCCCATAACTTGCCGGACCAACGTACTTTTCCCCGAACCAGATGTTCCGCGAATTTGAATTACGCACATTTTTGACACCGTATTTTTGCAGAAACGCTCATTTTCAAACGAGTTTCATCCGAATGCTTATAACCCAAATGATTTTTGTTTCCTCTCATTCTAGCACGAGTTGCTTCGGAACGTTTTCGGCCTTTTCCAACCGTGCTCAATTTTGCACGCGTTGCTTCTGAAACAGAATGTCCTTTTTTAGTAAAACTCATTTTAAAACGCGTTTCTTCGGAAGGAGTTTTGCCTGTACGAGAAAAACTCATTTTAACTCGGGCTGCTTCGGAATGTATTTTCCCTAACATAGGTGCTTCCCCGCCTTTGGTTTGGTTGTATCCATTTGGGGGTTTGGCCTTGATTGTTTTTTGCTCCCAATAGTCGGGATAAACCACGTCCGCCTTTGAGGGAAACGTCAGGGAAGGCCAATCTATTCCATCCTGTGTTGTAATCGGGGGGTGTAGCCCCCGTGTTACTAGACCGGGGGCTTGTTGGCTCATTCGACATCAATTTGCAGGATTGTTACTTTTCCCGCCTCAAATTGG